CGAGCTCCTCCAGCTGAGACTTTAAGATGGTCAGCTGCCCGGAGAGGTTGTCCTGCATGATTTCGGCCATCTCCTCAGAGGTGCCGTTGCAGTTATCAATCGCGCCTTCCAGCTTGGCAATGTCTGCCGGAGCTGCATTCATCAGGGCAAGGAAGCCGGACATGGCGTTCTTGCCGACCAGCGTTTCTGCTGCCTGTGCTTTTTCGGACTCGGTCATCTGACCGAAGGCCACACGGCAATCAGCAAGGATATCATTTAAGTCACGCATGGAGCCATCCGCGTTTGCCGTCTGGATGGTCATGTCTCCGAAGGCTGCACCGGAGAGCTTCAGCTCGCCCTGCAGCTTCGTCATGATGGTACGGAGTGCGGTACCTGCCTGAGAGCCCTTGATACCACTGTTGGCCATAAGGCCGATGGCCTGTGCCGTGTCCTCCGCAGAGTAGCCCATCGCACCGGCGATAGGGGCACAATACTTGAAGGTCTCGCCCATCATGGAGACGTTTGTATTGGCATTGGAGCTGGCCGCCGCCAGAATATCAGCAAAATGCCCTGAGTCCTTGGCAGAAAGGCCGAAGGCGGTCAGGGCGTCTGTTACGATATCGGATGTGGTAGCGAGGTCTTCACCGGAGGCTGCGGCAAGATTCATGATGCCTTCGATGCCATCCAGCATGTCCTCGGTTTTCCAGCCTGCCATCGCCATGTAGTTCATGGCCTCAGCTGCCTCGGAAGCAGAGAACTTGGTCTTTGATCCCATTTCACGCGCCTTAGCACGGAGCTTGTCAAAGTCCTCACCGGTAGCACCGGAAACTGCCGCCACCTGACTCATGGCCGTATCGAAGTCCGCTGCCGTCTTTACGGCTGCAGTCCCGACTCCGCCAATGGCCAGTGTGACCGGCATCATTTTCTTACCAGCACCGGCGATACTGTTGCCGACAGTCTCCATCTTCTGGCCGACCGCATCGATCTTGGAGAGGGTGGAGTTTGCCTTTTCCGCTTCCTGCTGCAGGCGCTGCAGCTCCTGTTCGGTTTCGACGATCTCGCGCTGCAGGGCGTCATACTTGTCCTGACCGAGGTCGCCGTTTTCCAGCTGCTGCTTGGCCTGCTCCTGTGCCTGCTTTAGGGAGTCGAGCTTTTCCTTTGTGGCACCGATGGCGTCCTTTAGGAGCTTTTGCTTCTGGGAGAGAAGCTCTGTATTTTTTGGGTCGAGCTTCAGGAGGCGGTTGACGTCCTTAAGCGAGCTCTGTGTGGTTTTGATGCTGGAATTGACTGACTTTAACGCTTTGTCAAGACCAGTGGTATCGCCGCCGATCTCGACAGTGATGCCCTTGATGCGGTTCGCCATAGGATGCGCCTCCTTTCCTTAAAATTTGTCGAAATCCTCCTGCGTTGCGATCTTGGAGTAGGTGGCACCGTCGTTTCCTTTTTCCGTCCACATGTCCAGCACGAGGCCGATGGTCAGAAGGTCAAGGTCGCGGATGCTGATCCCGATCTCCACGCAGCGCAGGAGGAATAACGGCGTTGTCATTTCCCGGCTACTCGGTTTAAGTTTTTTTTAGCGTTTACGTCCGTGATCAGGTTGGTTCCCCAGAGCTCCAGAATCTCCGGAAGCACCTCATAGATCGAGAACATCTCAAACTGGTCAAGCCAGTCATCAATGTTGCCGGGGATGCTGTGATCGGCGTGGTAGGCCATGACATAGGCCACGTTCTCGAAGATCTCCAGATCCTCAATCGGGATCTCGCCGTCGCCGGTCGTCTTGCCTTTGTAGGAGGCTTCCAGCTTGGCGAGGTCTTTAAAGATGTCCCGTTTGAACTTGATCCGGTAGAGTCTCGGAATGGCAGCGGAGGAACGGAAACGCACCTCCGTGCCGCTGATGTTTACTGTTTTCTCAAGCATGGCGATCCTCCTTACTGCCCGGTTGTGACGTTATCTTCAGGGTTTACCAGCTCCTCCGGGATATATACCGACTTGTACCAGTTCTGGTAGGTCTCAGAGGCAGTGTTGTCACCAGTGCGGCTCTTGACGAGGCCGTCCTCTCTGGGGTCAGCCGTCAGGGACAGAGTCTCAGTACCCGGCTCGATGGTGTCCTCCTTGGTCTCGGACTCGATGGAAGGACGGGACGCGGAGCAGTTGTAGAGCACGTGGCGGATGGCGCGGACGTCGCCGTCAAACTCAAAGAGCAGGGCAAACTTCTCGGTCTCCGTGATATCGGAGCGCTCCACCAGCACGCCGTTCTTGTCGAGGATTTCCTTGAGGATCTCGGTGCGGAACCACTCTGGGATCAGCGCCATCTCCAGATCGCCGGAATAACCATTGTTGGAGTTGGAGCGGAAATACACGATGCCATCCGCATAGAACGGCGAGGAATCGCCCTCAGCGTCCAGAGAAATGCTGACAGCGCCGGGGATGGCCTTCGGCGCAGCATAGGAAAAGGTGCCGTCATCGCTCTTGGTGAGCTTGGCGGCATGAACATTCTTCAGGTTGTATTTGACTTTATTACCCATGTTTAAACCTCCATTTCGAATGAAAACATGACTTCATAGAGCTTCTCCGAGGCGATCCAGACCTCGTTTTTGTCATAAAAGAAGCCGCCTTCATCAAGCACGGCTTCGACTCTTTCTTCGAGCTCCAGATCCTTCTTATCGGTGTAAAGCTCTATATGGACTTCGGTTACTTTGAAGTACACCTGCCCGTCAGCGGAGAAGTTGTCACTCGCCGGGAGCAGGAAACAGATAAAGGGCGGATCGGGCGATTCTCCCTCTGCGAAGTGATCGTAGGCAAAGGGAATCCCGGTCTTACTCAGGAGCTCCATGATCTTATCCATTGCTTTTGATACTCCTTTCGATGTCTCGTTCCAGCTGCTCGATTCCTGCCTGCTCAGCCGGGGCGATGTGGGCACGTCCGGAGACGCGACCGCCGCCGCGCTTGGCATGGCCGAATTCCAAGAGGTGCGCCAGCTGGTAGCGGTTCCGGGAGTAGACCGTTACTTCAAAGGCGTGGGAGCTTTCCTTGGTGTTCTTTACCGACCAGCTTTTGGCATAGGCTCCGGTGCGGTTTGGCGCTGTCGACTTGATCTGATCCCGGACGGTATTCCCGGCCTTTTTTACAGCGGCCTTCATATCGTCGCAGGTGGCATCAGCAAAATCATTCAGCTGCTTCATGACCTCGTTCGCCAGCTGGTCTACCTTGATCGTACTCATGACCGGCTCACTTTCTGGCAGAGGAGCTTTACTGCCTTGCGCTTATAATTCATGTGATCCACACCGAGGATGTCATAAGGCACATCCCGGAACAGGACACGGTAGCCGGTCGATGTGACAGCCGCAGCCTTCTGGCAGAAGCGGATCGTAAAATCGATCTTAGAATCGTCAATGATGAGACCGGCATCGGTTTCTTCCTTTGGCGATTCGGAGCTGACCGTAGCGCTGCAGCTGTAATAGGGAGCCCACTCATTTTTGTGGTTGCCGTACTTATCGACCACGACCGAGTTCTTCTGTATCTGGATGCGGACGTTTAAAAGCTCGATCTTCATCAGAACGCCTCCTTCCGCATCCCGAAGAGAAGTGACCGCAGTGTCAGTGTCAGGGCATGGTGGTCTGCCTCCTCCCGGTGTTCATAGAGATAGCCGATGGTATAAAGGACAGCGATCCGGGCTTCCTTGTAGTTCTCTTCAAAGACGGCCTCATCCTCAATCCTCACGATATCCATGCAGAGCTTCTGCGCGGAGCGGGACAGGCTTTCGATCAGGCCGTTGTCGTCATCGAAGTCCACCCGGAGATATTCCTTTGCCTCGTCCAGTGTCACCAGCATAAATATCACCTCATTTCAAATAGGCGGTGCCGCGAGTTATAGCAGCACCGCCCGTATTACGATCAGGAACCGGAAGAAGCAGTTCCCTTCAGGGTCAGAAGCTGTACAGCCTCCGGCAGGATGAGCTTGCCGTCGACACGCTCCTTGGCCACGTAGCCGACCATACCGTTACCGGCGAACAGCTCCTTCAGCTCCTGAAAACTTCTGGTGCCGCGATCACCGATGTTGTAGTACTTGAAATCGCCGAATGCGATGAAGGGCTTACCGGCTTCCGCAACAGGTGCGAACGGAGAAGTCAGCACCTCATAGCCGAGGAGTCTGTCAGGCTCACCGGAGATGAGGGCAGGCTGCCACATGTACTGGCCGTTCAGATCCTTGAGCTTGCGGAGGGAAGCGATGGTCTGGTCGTTCAGGATGAACTTCGCGTTCTTTCTGTAGGGACGCTTCAGGGCGTATACCAGATTGATGATGTCGTCGGACTCGATGGAGGCCTTAGCGGTTACAACGCTTGCCTGCGCACCGCCCTTGGGAGCGAAGATGCCCAGAGGCTTGCCAGTGCCGTCGCCGTTCAGGAACGCGTCCTCCTCGGCGTTGGCCAGCGCCTTGCCGAACTGGTCGATGATGTAGTTCTCCAGATGGAAGGCGTTGTCGTACAGGAGCTCCTCCGTTACCTTGATGGCGACATGGAGCTTGTAGGCATCCAGCATGATCTGGTCGAAGGTTGCATCACCGAAGGTGAGAGCGCCGCCTTCCTCGATCCACGCTGCAGCAGGCTTGGTAGCCGCAATGTTGATCTTGTGCTGGCCGCTGGTAGTGATCGTGGTGCCGAGGCGACGCATGATGTTCTCCTCGTTCAGCACATCGATAAGCCTGTGGTCGTATTCCTCCGGAACGAGGTAGCCGCCGTTCTCGTCGATGCCTTCCTGCAGAACATTGCTGATCTGGCGGAAGTTGGTGCGCAGCGCCTGCAGCATACCCTTGCGGTACTCGTCAGAGGCGCGACCGGTTTTCTTTTCCGGCTCGGCAGAGGCCTGATAGGGTCTGCCAGTGATCGGGGAGTTGACCGGCTGGGAGAGCTCCTGCTCCATAGCTTCCTGACGCTGCATTCTGGAGATTTCACGGCTCATGTCCATGATTTCCTTCTCCATCTGGTCGTAGGTTGCGGAATCCTCATCGGAGAGGATGCCCTTGTCGGTGCGGTGGGACTCGGCAAAATTGCGAGCCGCCGTGAGTGCCTGATTTCTTCTCTGCATCAGTTCTAAGATAGTCATTATGAAAATCCTCCTTCATTACATGAACTTTGAAATAGTGTCGAGCCGCTCCAAAATGTCATCGACAGAGCGACCGGTTTCGGCTGGGGCAGGGATCTCTGCCTCAGATGCCGGTGTACGGTATTTGGCTTCGAGCTTGTTCAGGAGCGCCGTGTTCATCGCCTTACGGGAGAACATGACGGCCTCCACAACCGGCTCCTGTGCTTCATCGTCCTCGGCATCCGTTCTCTGCAGAATGTCATCGGCAAAGCCCAGCTCGACGGCCTTGGTCGCATCCATCCACGTCTCTGCCTCCATGAGGCGAGAGAGCTTGGCGCGGCTAAGGGACGTCTTGATCTCATAGGCGTTGATAATGCTGTCCTTGACGGATTCCAGCATTTCGATGGCCTTCTGCATCTCGTTGTGGTCGCCGAATGCGATGGTCGCCGGGTTATGGATCATCATCATGGAGACCGGGGACATCAGCACCTTCGTGCCTGCCATCGCAATGACAGAGGCAGCAGAGGCGGCAATACCGTCGATCTTGACCGTGACGTTGCCCTTGTAATCCATCAGCATGTTGTAGATCTGTGCTGCGGCCACGCAGTCACCGCCCGGAGAGTTGATCCAGACCGTAATGTCACCGGAGCCTGCGTTCAGCTCGTCGCGGAACAGCTGCGGGGTGACGTCATCGTCAAACCAGCTTTCCTCCGCGATGGTGCCGCTTAGGAACAGCGTCCGCTCGGTCACCGGCTCCTGCGTCTCCTGATTCACTGCTGTCCGGGTCTTCCAGTTCCAGAACTTCTTCGTCTTCATCGGATTCTTCCTCCTTTCCTGCGGCAGACGAGGCCGCGAATATACCTGCATCCTCCAGCTTGGTCATGTTTCCGTTGATGAGATAAAGGTCACCGCCGAGCTCGGCAGGAATGCGGTCAAGGTTCTCAAGCTCCCTGATGTCGTTGGCACTCATCCAGCCGTTCTGCCTTGCAGTGGCATAGCCGTTCATGCGGCTTTGGTAATCGCCGCGAAGGAGGCCGTCGACATTGAACTTGACAAAGTAATGAGCCTTCTCATCCGGAGTCAGGAGAGAGCGGATAATGGCCTGCTCCCATCTGGCCACCCACGGGTCGAGGGTGTATTTCACAAACTCCAGCGATTGCTGCTCAATATTAGAAAAGCTCGACTTCTCCAGATCCCCGATCATGTGAGGGGGAATGCGGAAAATTCGAGCGATTTCATTGATTTGGAATTTTCGTGTTTCGAGGAACTG